GTGCCCACCTTAAACTTAACGGTTCTGCTACTGCCATACAAAAATCATATCCCCTTTTACTATAACAGCAACTTATTCCGTGTTGTATCAGTAGGTTCTATGCCCCTGGCAAGAATAAAAAATATTTTGCAACACTCCCCCTAGTAACATATGATACATAGAATAGTTTATTTTACTCTTGTATTATAAGAGTTATCTGCTATAATATAAGAGTAAGGAGGGAAGAAAACCAACTTACGCAACTTGAAAATTTATCACTTTTTCGCTATGGCTAAACCAAAAGTCCGTTATGACTTTGACAGTATTCAAAGCATCCGATTTTCTCGCTTTGATATTGGATTCAATCTCGCAGATAATGACACCGTCACAATTCGCTTCAATGATTCAAGGCAAGGCGAAGCGATGATCTTTGAAGAGATACGAGACTTTCTCAAGTGGTACGGTAAGGAGAACACTAAAGAGCTCAAAGAGACTTCAAAAGTTCTTCTTGAACTACTAGAGAAAAAGGAGGAGGTCAAATGACCTCTTCACAACTCGGTGATATCGTAGGCAACGAGCCTACGATCTGCCTCTCGGAGTGGGAGCACCACGTACAAGACGAAGCCAAAGCTAGAGGTGTTGATCCTAACGACACCGAAGCAATGGAAGAGCTAGACGAGATCTTGCAAGAAGAATCGCGAGATCATGCCGAAGCTCTCGAAATGGAAGCTTACGAGGATTCCATTGGACACTAACCAGATTTTCGACTCTCACAAAGTCACAAGGTTAGAAGAGATCAAAGAGGTTCTAATTCGATTAGATCCTCTAATCTCTAACCTA